ACTAAATGATTTTGACGTAGCAGATGCATTTGGTATTGCACATTATTCTAATGAAGTATTAACTAAACGATGAAGCTATATCAAAGCAAAGACTGGCTATATCGTAGATATATTGTTCAAAAGAAAACTGTTACTGAAATTGCTATAGAGTGCAGTGTTTCTGCTATGACAATACAAAGATACCTAGACCAGTTTGGATTAATTAAAAAAAGATGAACATAGTATATAAACTTTTTCATTTACCTAGAGATTATAATCGAAATAAATTGGTAGAAAATGTTCATTCAAATCTTCTTAAAAACATAAAAATACTAGATACAGATACTATTAAAATTTCATCATACAATGAATATATTGAATTTAGAGACAAGTACCCAGATTTTAATATAGATATAAATGGATATAATTTAGACAATAAGCAGGGTTGGCGATACGGAGAAGTCGGTATTTGGGCCAGCAATTGGTTAGCCTGGAAAAATTTTATCAAATCAGATTATGAATATTTAATATTAATGGAAGACGATATTGTATTATATGATAACTTTTTAGATAACATTAAGGAATATTTAACTGAGCTCCCCATTGAATTTGATGCATTTCATGCCTTTTACCCAAAAAGTGAAGAACATAAATATAATATTGAACTTGATATATCAAAAAGTATTTGCTCATCGTATCAAGATTGGTCATGCGCTTGTTATATAATTAATAAGTCTGGTGCTAAAAAAATGATAGAATTAGCCTCTAAGGGAATTAGTCTTCCATTAGACTGGTTTATGTTTAGACAAAAACATGCATTAAATATATACACAGTTAAACCAACAACAAATGATATATGTACAGTATTAAACATACAGTCTACATTTCAAACAAAAGAAGATAGGAAAACATTAAATGGGATTCTCTGATCCAACTAATAAGCCATGGACACAAGAAAAAATAATTGAGTTAAAGCCTACTACCGTATTAGATGTTGGTGCTGGACAAGGTGTCTACCTAGATTTAATTAGGCAAGGCTTAGGTGCTAGTGTAATTGTAAACGCTGTAGAGGTCTGGCAGCCATATATAGACCAATTTGATCTTGAAAATAGATACGACAAGCTATTTGCAATGGATGTAAAAGATATGACAAATTTTTCATACGACCTTGTTATATTAGGAGATGTTTTAGAACATATGTCAGAACAATCAGCAGTTGAACTTTGGGATAGAATATCTAAACAAGCAAAATATGCAATTATATCTATTCCTATTATTCATTATCATCAGGATGCAATTAATGGAAATCCATATGAGGTTCACGTAGAAGAAGACTGGAATACTGAAAGAGTTTTAGGCACATTTAAAGGGATAGTAGAACACAAAGAATTCCCAGTGACAGGAGTGTTTATAGCAAAGTTTGACAAAGAATGATTCCAAAAATTATTTGGCAAACCTATAAAGATTCATTTGATCAATTACAACCATACATGGTTGATGCAGTAAATACTTGGAAAAACTTAAATCCAGATTTTGAATATAGATACATGGATGATTCCCAGGCTGCAGAATTTATATTAAATGAGTACGGCAAAGAATGGCACGAGATATTTATAAATCTTCCAGTAGGAGTAATGCGTGGAGATTTATGGAGATATATGATTATTTATAAATATGGCGGAGTATACTCAGACCTAGATACAGAATGTATAAATCCAATTAATACCTGGCTAAGCAAAGATTACGATATGATTGTTTGTCCTGAAACAGATATACATTATTGTCAATGGACATTTGCTGCGTCTGCTGAACACCCTATATTAAAATCAGTTTTAGATACAGTTAAAGAAAAATTATTAAATCCAGAATATGGATCACCACATTTTGTACACACTCATACTGGACCATCTATTTGGACTGAAGGAATAAATAAGGCATTAGGATTTAAAATTGATAATTTAATTAATGATTATCTATTGTTAAATTCTTGTGATAATGCTAAACTATATAAGTTCCACTGTTATGGCGGAGAAAATTGGCGTATATTTCATTTTATTGATGTTAAGCATATTTATGGAAGTCAAAAATGGAACGATGGAAATTATGTTCAATGGATTGAAGATCCACTAGTGAAAGGTACACGATAATTTTAAAGCCAGTATTTGAAGATGTAAAAGAATTTAGATACGAAGATCTATACTTACATGCAGTCAGCGCCCCAGCTGGAAATAAAATATTAAATTCTTGTTTAGAAATTGCTCAAATGTTAATTGAAAAAAATATATCTTACGGCAATTCAGCCCTAGAACCAATTAGAATATTTTCAACGGCGGATTCAACAGAACAATTAAAAGTAAGAATTGATGATAAACTAAATAGGGTAAAGAATAATAAAGGATTTGCTGGAGATAATGATATAGATGACCTAATTGGATACCTAATATTATATAAAATAGCCAAATCTAATTGACTTTTTAGTCAACTAGAATTATAATACATATATATGGAAATTGAATTATCAGATCATTTTGATCGAATGAATAAAGTTGTTGCCGAACTTTTAAAGGGCAACAATCCCACCCAGATTGCCTCTCTAACGGGCTATAAGCGGTCAGACGTAGTAGAACTTATAGACGAGTGGAAAACCGTCGTATACAACGATACAAGCTCTAAGGAACGGGCTAAGGAAGCCATCTCAGGAGCGGACCAACATTACTCTATGTTAATTAAAGAGGCATGGAAAACAGTAGAAGATGCTGACCAAGCAGGTCAATTAAATGTTAAGGCTAACGCTCTTAAATTGATTTCAGATATTGAAACAAAAAGAATTACTATGCTTAAAGAAGTTGGTTTATTAGATAACGCTGAAATGGCAGCACAAATTGCAGAAACAGAGCACAAGCAAGACATACTAGTTAAAATATTAAAAGAGGTAACTGCAACATGTCCTAAATGTAAAATGGATGTTGCTAAAAGATTATCTCAAATTACGGGTATTGTTGAGCCAATTATTATTCAAGAAGAGGAAATAGAAAATGTTTAATAAAGATGGATTTAAAGTAATTGGCGATGACATTTATGTTTATAATAATTTTGTTACAGAGCAAGAGTGTGATGAAATACTTGAATTGATTAAAACATTTGATGAAAATAAATGGGTGGGTAGGTTTTATACTACTGACGAGGGTCATAAATGGTATGATCAACAAATTGGTTTATTAGTTCCAATTAAAAAAAGAATAGAAAAACTGTTAGATAATGATGTTTATCTGGGAGATAATTTAAGCATTGTGAGAATGTTAAAAGGTCAATTTTGGGGACTTCATTCAGATAACCATGATTTTAAAGAAATAGAAAAAGCTAGTAAAAATTTAAAAGAAGACGAAGATTTTGAATTAAGGCAAAATGTTGTTATGGGTCTTATACTTTATTTTAATCAATTTGAAGGTGGAAATCTATATTATCCTTTCCAAAAAATAAACTATCAACCACAAAAAGGTGACCTTGTAATACATGATGCAGGATTTAAATGCGAACATGGTGTTACTAAATTAATAAGTAATGTTAGATACTCTCATTCAAATCATTTATATAAATTGGTTAAAGTTCCAGTTGGTTCTGCAAAACAACCAATAACTGAAATTTAAGAAAGTATTTAAAAATGTCATTCGATTTTTCAGATATAATAGATATTCTAAACAATAAAGAGTTTGAAAAACTTGGAGAAGACATATACGTATATCATAATTTTGCAACAGATAATGAATGCGATATGATTATACATTACTCTAATTTAATAGAAGAAGATCTCTGGCACGACAATTTTAGTTGCTACACATCAGATATTTCTATAACTACAATTTCTGAAATAAAAAAAAGATTAAGCTATCTTTTAAATGATAATATTTTTTTAAATGAAAATAATGGATTAATAAGAATGCAAAAAGGGCAGTCGTGGGGCCTGCATTCAGATAATCACGACTTTTTACAATTAAGAGAAAAGGCGTCTTTATACAAAGAAGGTGATGTTTTTCATTTTGAAAAAAATAATTTGTATGGATTAATAATATATTTTAATGATTTTGAAGGTGGTGAAGTTTATTATCCAAATCAAAATATAGAATATAAACCTAAAAAAGGAGATTTGCTTATACACAGCGCAGAAGAACATTGTTTGCATGGGGTAAAAGAAGTAAAAAGTAAAGTGAGGTACTCACATTCAAGCAATCTGTATAATTATATAAAAGTTCCAAGGAAATACAATGTCATTTAACTTTTCCGATATAATAGATATTTTAGATAATGAAGAGTTTGAAGAAAGACCAGTAGACCTACAAACTTTTGTTACGGATTCTAACTATTTAGCACTACCGCCACTCTCAAATTATCAATATACACTAATTGAAAAGTCATCTCAAATATATAAAGAGTCTACTTTAATTAAATTATTTGGAGAAGAAGAAGGATCTAGAATATTTAAACAAACAGCCAACGAAGTAATTGCCCAACTCGGTAAAGGTTCTGGTAAAGATTACTGCTCAACAATTGCAACAGCCTACATTGTGTATTTATTGTTATGCTTAAAAGACCCAGCATCATATTACGGTAAGCCACCAGGAGATGCAATTGATATTTTAAATATTGCTATTAACGCACAACAGGCAAACAATGTTTTCTTTAAAGGTTTTAAGACACGTATTGAAAAGTCTCCATGGTTTACTGGAAAGTACACAGACAAAGCTTCCGAAATGAAGTTTGATAAATCTATTACAGTTCATTCTGGTCACTCTGAGCGTGAGGCTTGGGAAGGATATAACGTTATTGTTGTTATCCTTGATGAGATTTCAGGCTTTGCCACAGAAAATACAACTGGGCACGATCAAGCTAAAACAGCAGATGCTATATACGAAATGTACAGAGCATCAGTAGACTCACGTTTCCCAGATTTTGGCAAAGTAATATTACTTTCTTTTCCAAGATTTAAAAATGATCCTATACAAAAATTTTATGAATCTGTTATTGCTGAAAAAGAAACTATAGTAAGAAGCCATAATTTTAAAATGGATCTCGATCTCCCAGACGGAACTGAAGGTAATGAGTTTGTAGTTGAATGGGAAGAAGACCATATTCTTTCTTATTCTATTCCAAAAGTATATGCATTAAAACGTCCAACCTGGGAAATTAATCCAACTAGAAGCATTGATGATTTTAAAGTAGCATTTTATAAAAACTCTATGGATGCATTAGGAAGGTTTGCTTGCATGCCGTCAGACGCAGTAGATGCATTTTTTAAATCAAGAGAAAAAATAGAAACAGCATTTAATAACACAGCAGTTGCTATTGATCAATTTGGAAGATTTGAAAATTGGTTCGCACCAGACCCAGATAAAGAATATTTTATACACGTAGACCTTGCACAAAAGCATGACCATTGTGCAGTTTCTTTAGCACATGTTCAAAAATGGGTTAATGTAAAAGTAAGTGATACTTATACCCAGCCAGCACCAATAGTAGAAGTAGATGCGGTAAGATTTTGGACTCCAACACCAGATAAGTCTGTAGACTTTACAGAAGTAAAAGATTACATATTGTCTTTAAGAACAAAAGGATTTAAAATAAGACTATGTACTTTTGACAGATGGAATTCTCACGATATGATGCAACAACTAAAACAATACGGCATCAATACAGAAATTCTATCTGTCGCTAAAAAACACTACGACGATATGGCGATGATAGTTTTAGAAGAAAGACTAAAAGGGCCACACATTCCTTTACTTATAGATGAATTATTGCAATTAAAAATTATGAGAGATAAGGTAGACCACCCAAGAAAAGGATCAAAAGACTTGGCAGATGCTGTCTGTGGATCAATATTTAATGCAATACGTGGAACTAGATTTGATTCAAATGAAGAAATTAACATACATACATACGAATCAATGTCTTATGATAATGATTTTAGTAAAGATAACCCAGACGTATCTTCAGTAAATATGATAAGGGCGCCAAGAATGCCAGAAGAACTTAAAGAGGCAATGGATAGGATGATGGTAATATGAGTATATATCAAGAAAAAGCTAAAGAGTGTAAATGTTGTGGAAAGCATGTCCCTCTACCAACAGTTTTAAAAGAGTATAATGGTATGATGGTTTGTCCAACAACATTTTCAAATATAATAGAATACACAAGAATATGGAATGCAATTGGATCAAGGCCACCTGGAAATGTTAGAAAACATTTTTCAGAATATGTCCAACAAATTGTAGAGAACGAATTAAATAAAAGAAAAATTTAAAAATGAATTATAACGAAATGTTTTATTCTGGAATAATAGATGAAAAGAGTAATAAATCTTTTAATTTTTATCCAGGTATAATAGAATCAATTTATTATAATGATTTTATTAAATACTCTAAAAAAGATCATGCTATATTAGAAAATAGATTTTTGACATTTAAAAAAATAGACCCAGAATTAGATTTTAAATTAAATAAAGAAGGATATAGGTCTCCTGAGTTTACAGAAAATGTTGATTTTTTAATAGCTGGGTGCTCTACTACAATGGGGGATGCGCTAAAAATTAATAAAGTGTGGCATGAGTTATTGTTAAAAGAAACTGAATATAGTTATGCATCATTGGCTTTTTCTGGTGAAAGCGTAAATAGTCAGGTAGAAAAAATATTTAAGTATATTAAAAAATATAATAATCCAAAAAATATTTTATTTTTAATGCCCAATTTTGAAAGAATAAAAATATTTAATGTGCCAGATTTATTTGTATCTAAAAAATTTGACTCATATGTAAAATACAATTACGATTCAAGTTATAAGGCATTTTATAAAAATATGACTGACGTGCCTTTATTTAAAACAATAGGTAGAACAATCGAAGATCTTTCGGTAATAACAGTATTGCCAAACCAACAAGAAATAACATATTTCAAGAGACCTTTAAGAGCAGAAGAGACTATTCCAATAGAAATGGCACACATGTATTCTGCCCAAAGTATTCATATTTTAGATTTATATTGTAAGCAGGCCAACATAAATTTAATATATGGAACTTGGGACGGCAATACTAATTTACTTTTAAAAAAAATTTCAAACGAAAATAACTTTAAAAATTTTATAGACTTAGAATCAGAAAAATGGAGTAGATCTAAAAATGATAAATATGATACATATAATTTAGATAAATGTCATACTGAATACGAAAAAGATATTTATTTTAATGCAGCTTTAGATGTCCACATTGAAGACATAGGCAGTGTACATTTTGGATTACATCGACATATTCATATTAGAGATCATTTTGCAAAACAATTAAATGAAAGGTATGGCTATGATTTTAAAATTTAAATATTATATTTATAAGTTAAAATTAAAATTTAAAAAAAATAATAATCATGATCGTTTTATATATTA